CTATTCAAATTTGTAGCTACAATATTTATTTTTTACCTAATATGCCACGTCCTTTCAGAGCTGGGAATGATGAACCATATTGCAAGTGTTAAGGGTAGTAAGGCAAGTATTAACCTTAACACACTAACCATGCAACAAACAACATTAAAGACACCTATCAGTTACTATGGTGGTAAACAAAAGCTATGCAAGTGTATCATTCAATTGATACCTAAACACAATCTTTATTGTGAACCTTTCATTGGAGGCGCTGCCGTATTCTTTGCAAAAGAACCATCGGCAGTTGAAGTGATTAACGATATCAATAGTGAACTGATTAACTTCTATCGTGTAGTACAGAATGACTTTACCAGTCTTGAAAGAGAAGTGCGTATATCATTACATAGTCGTAGGTTACATAAGGATGCACAAGTCATCTATGATAACCCTCACATGTTTAGTGATATCAAACGGGCATGGGCATTATGGATGTTAGCAAATCAAAGCTTCAGTTCTATGTTGGACGCATCATGGGGTTATGATATAAAGAAGAAATCAACCTCAGTTAAGATACACAATAAACGCGAGGCATTTACTGAGGACATCGCAATACGCTTACAAAATGTACAGATAGAATGTACTGATGCTTTACGTATTATTAATAGTAGAGATAAACCTGATTCTTTCTTTTATTGTGATCCACCTTACTTTAACTCTGATTGTGGCCACTACAATGGCTATACTAAAGAAGACTTTGAATCCTTGTTACAACATCTATCCAAAATTGAAGGTAAGTTCTTATTAAGTTCATACCCCTCAGATATGTTAAAGCAATATGTTGAAGCTAATGCCTGGCATCAAAAAAGCTTTGATATGGAGGTGTCTGTGAACAAAGGCAATAATGGCGGAAAACGTAAGACAGAAGTATTAACAGCAAATTTTGAGATAAAATAAGAAGGGGGTCTGGACCTGAAAAATTGACGATTCTCAAAACACTAAAAGCCATACTTTCGTACAGCTTCACTAGTGCGTCCAGACCCTTTATCTTAGGGTAATAAGGCCTGAATTATGTTTTGAGAATCGTCAAAGGCAAAGATATGAATTTTTTAACGGTGTCCTTTAGTTTTTGATCCCATCTAAGCACCTTTACTTCATGATCCATCTAAGTGCATTACATATACTGAGCGAACTTAAAGGTAAAAATGGCGACCTTGTTGAATTTGCGATAAAATACGTGGCAAAGTCAACTGGTCAAATTATTTCAGGTGAACGGTGTATATGCACATCCAGCAACTTTGAAAGGCGTACCAGAAAAATAAAATTCATGGAATCTGGCGAAACCCGCACTTTCATTAATGTATTAATCATTGAATTTAACGGACAACCTGTATTCTTATGAAGAAAAATGACGATATTATTGATTTAGGCGAAGGATTTGCCTTTTTATCAAAAATAAAAACTGCGGTTGTCCCAATCACTGATACTACACGTATTCTTGCTGACCCGGATGTAATGTGGAAAACAATTTCTGTTAAGGATGTACCAATTCAATACATCCCTTGGGGCAACAACGATAACATCCCATCGCAGATCATTAACAATGTTTACAAAAACCCTTCGTTAGCTACAGGTTTAGAATTTAATGTAATGTTAGGTTATGGCGACGGCATTATGCCTGTACGAAAAACACTTGAAAATAACCAATTGAAATTAATCCCGGTACTGGATAATAAAGAGATCAATACTTTCTTGGACGATAATGATATTAATGGCTATTTTCTTGAGCAACTGACCGATTTAAAATTTATCTATAACGTTTTTCCTGAAGTAATTTTAAGCCGTGCAAAGGACCCTGCTAAACGCAAAGTTGTTGAAATTAACCACAAGGAAGCCACTTTTTCTAGGCTCCAGCGCATGGATCCAAATGGTATTATCCAAAATCATCTTTATTGCTCAAAATTTGGTAGCACATTAGCCATTAAGCCCGGTGATGTGACTATAACACCCATGTTGGATTACAAAAATCCTATACTTGATTTAAAGCGAAAACTTGGTTTATCGCCTCGCTTAAATGGCAAATATATATCTGAAAATCAATATCGGTACATTGTTCCAATGTACCTTCCAACCCCTGGGCATTTCTATTATCAACAACCTTACTGGTGGAGCATATTTGAAAGCGGTTGGTTTGATTATGCTTGTGCGATCCCTAAATTCAAAAAAGCACTTCTCCAAAATCAAATGACCATCAAATATATGGTATACATTATGCCGGAATATTGGGCTGAACTATATACTGCCGAGGGTATCACCGATGCAAAGAAAAAGAAAGCCCGTATGGACCTGGAATATCAGAATATACAGGATTTCTTGTCGGGTGAAGACAATACAGGTAAGGCTGTAATTTCAAAAATAACCTATCGGGATGGTAAAGAAAACCCTTACATTAAAATAGTGCCCATCGAAAACGCTTTCAAAGGTGGTGAATATATTGAGGATAGCCAGGAAGCTTCCAATATAATTTCTTTTGCCCTTGGTGTGCATCCGGCAGTTATAGGGGCTGATAATAAAAGTGGGTCAATAAATGGCACTGAAGCCCGCGAACTATTTATTATCAAACAAGCCCTTATGAAACCTATCCGCGACCGCTTATTGCGCCCCTTGTATTTGGTAAAGGCTATTAACGGTTGGCCGGATGATATCCATTTCACTATCCCCAATCTCGAACTTACTACGCTCGATGCGAATACCGGCGCAAAAAAAGTGATTTCTCAACCTGCTTTAAATTGATGCTATGCTTATAAAAACCCTTGATGAATTTCAGCAATATGTCCGCATAGTTGGCATATTTCCCGTCGAAACTTTAATCGCTTCAGTTCCGGATACACAAGCTAATTATTTTCCTGATGTCTTAGGTGATGAATTGCTTAACGATTTAGATGCCTGGTATGAAATTGGTGATGATAAACCCGATATCCCCCGTTATTCTGCATTACTCCCTTATGTTCAGAGGGCATTGGCTCGTTTTACAATTTTCATGGCATCGCCGGAACTGGATGTTACCATTACCGGCTCCGGTATCGGTGTAATCATGAACCAAAATATTGCCCCGGCTTCAGCCGATCGGGTTAAAAAATTCGACAATGCCAATGAGGAACGTGGTTGGGACAATATTGAAACATTGCTTATTTTCCTGGAAGATCATTTGAGCGATTATCCTGAATGGGTAAACTCGCCTGCCTATACGATGGATGTCCGTAATCTTATTAATTCGGCCATCGATTTCGATTTCTTCTATAATATCCAACGCTCACGGCTTAAATTCAAATCACTCCGCCCGGTGATGGATAATATCGAAATGCTCAAAATTAGAAAGGTAATCAGTGATGAACTCTTCGATCGGATCCTAAATGAAATTAAAACAGGCAGTATCACCGATCCAATTAAAAAAATCCTAAAAAAGCTGCAATTTTCGGTTGCGAATTACACCATGGCCGATGCTATGGATGGGGACAAATATCAAGGCCATGACCAAACAGTGAATGAGAATCGGTTTAACCGTGATTTGGCCTTATTTTTAAGCAATGGTGATAAATACCTTGCTGATGTAAGGACCACAATCGATACTAATCCTGATGATTATCCGGAATATGTTAATTCTCCAATTTACATTGGAAATACTAATTATGGATTTACGAATGCTAAGGATAATACCATTTTTGTTTTTGGAGGGTCAAATGCATCAAATTAATATAAACGACATAAAATTAGAAATACCGGGGCATTGGAATGAACTCACCCGGGAACAATTACTCACTTTAGCCCGCATCGTCCGGGAAGAAATGGAATTGGAAGAATTAAAACTGAGGATGCTTTTTTTATTTACTGGCACCAAGGTTATTCGATGCCCTTCTGTATTGGTAAATGAAACGGAACGCTTTTTAATAAGGAACAAAAAACTGAAAGCACTGGTTTCAGCTCATGATTTAGCATTTATCACAACTCCTTTCCTTAAATTTTTTGTTGAAAAACCGAATAATCAGTGGTTACTTGGCTCAACGCTTACCAGACAGTTATTACCAATTATTAAAATTGGGCGTCAGGCACTCCATGGCCCGGCGGATGGTTTGTCAAACATTACTTTTCGCGAGTTTATTTTCACTGAAACATTTTTAAATGAAAATGCACATGATAAACTCATTGCGGTATTATATCGCCCTGCAGGAAAATCCAAACCCGGATCGCTTGATTATAATGGTGATATCCGCGAACGTTTTAATGACAATATCATTGATGACAGGGTTAAAGTAATATCCCGCATGCCTGTTCATTTTAAAAAAGCAATAATGTGGTACTATGAAGGCTGTAAACAACACATTGCAGCTTTATTCCCTAATGTTTTTACTGAAGGCACTGGCGAAAAATCTACAAAAAGCACATTTGAGGCATTTATGGGCATTGTAGATGAACTCTCCAACAACCATCCGGCAGAACACGAACGTGTGCTCGATGTTTATTTATATTCAGCCCTACAATCACTTAACCAAAAAATTGAAAAACTAAATAAACATGTCGAAGTTTAATTTTACCGGTTATATACATGATATCGCAACAAAATTAAAGGATGTGGCGCACGTGGACAATGATTCTGCCAGGCAACGTTTTTATAGGGTATCGTCTATCCAGGCACTGGAAGAATTTATTCAAACTTTGCCCGAATTCAAGGGCTTTGCATTGGCTGTTGAAGACAATGAAGAGGGCAATTATCTGTTAAATGGGGCAGGCACCCTATTTGATGACCAACATTGTGGGTTTTTCCTGTTAACAAAAGCAAAACTGATGAACGCCGAGGATCGGGGCGATAAAATAAGGGAAGCCGAATTGGTAATGCGCAAGATACTTTCTAAAATACGAAAGGATTATCACACCGATAATCAATTAAAATCTGATATTGGCCTTAAAACATTGGATTGGAATACAGTCCATTATTTTTCGTTTGGCCCGGTCCTGGACAATTGCTACGGCGTTTATTGCAATTTTATACTTCCTACTATTCAAAACTTCATATACAATGAAGGAGACTGGCTCGGATAATGTTGACTTAAATAGTCTGGTAGATGGATGGAGCAAAGTAGTTGTAAAAGTACTCCAGGCAAAAATTGCCAGAATGAACATACACCATACGGGTTCGCTATTTGACAGCCTAAATTTTAATATAAGTGGCCAGGGTTTTTCATTTCAGATTTACTTCACTTATAATATATACGGTGTATTTGTAGACATGGGCGTAGGAAGGAACAGGAAAGCAAATAAACGTAAAGAGTGGGAAAGCCGTATTTTCTATGCACAAGTGATGACACTAGGCGAACTCGCCCGAAAACAATGTGGCGAAATGGCTGCAAAAAAAATTGTATCAACGTTAAATGAAATTTATGATTTAAGGTCCCGTCGGGCATAATCAGTCCTTTACTTACACCTTCATTCTTTTAATCTTTGATTAATAATAATCATTGAATCAAAGAATCATGAGCAATAACATAGTTGATCAGGCTAAAGTATATGTTGCCCTCGATGGTCGCGATGCTGAAACTGTGGTATCCGAATTAACTGCCAAAACCGAACAATATACGGAGGCATTAACAAAGGCTTATCAGGCAGGCGACAAAATAGGCATGAAAAATGCCCTTAAGGACCTGAAGGATACCGAAAAAGAGCTTGCTAATGTTAAGAAGCAAACCTTTGATGTAACAAATGTTATGAAGGATTTAAACGGCTCAAGTCTGGGTGATTTAAAAAAAGCCGAAAAGGAAATCACAGCGGAACTTGCCCTAATGAAACGCGGTACCGATGAATATACCGCAAAAACTAAGGATTTACAAAAAGTATCAAGCGAAATAAACAAAGTTAAAGGCGAGATGTCCGGCGTTACCGATAAAAATGTCGGTTTTACAAATTCGTTTACAGGATTAATCCAACAGATGGGGCTTGGCAGTACCAGGATGGGGCAATTTGCACAATCAACAGCTTCAGGTTTGGAAACTGGGGCTGAGAAGGTCAAAGGATTTGCAGGTGCATTTTCAATAGTAAAAACAGCGATCGCAGCCACAGGTATCGGTTTTTTATTGATTTTAATAGCCTCCTTATTCGCATGGTTCGAGAAAACCACGCAAGGTTCCAAAACCCTTAAAATGGCGATGGCTGGGGTTGGTGCCGTTATTGATGTTATAACCGGTTTATTCGCAAAACTTGGGGGTTTTATTGCCGATGCCTTTTCTCACCCTGTTGAATCTATAAAAAAATTATGGCAGGTTATACAAGATCAAATTGTAAACCGGATTACAGGTGTTGGCAAAATATTCCAGGCTTTAGGTAAAATTATAATGAGTGGTTTTACTGATGGTTACAAGGATTTAGGCAATGCAGTTATTCAAACTACATATGGGATAAAAGATGGTTTGGATAAAGCAGCCCAATTGGCAGAAAAATTAAAACAAATAGCCAAGGACGCCTATGACGCTGCTGTTAAAGCCGCCGGAATTGCAGAACGGGAAGTTAATTTGGCAATAGCTAAACGTAAAGCAAAAACCGATGAAGCCATTCTTGAAAGGCAAATAGCACAGGCGCGTTTTGATGCGGCTGATAAAACAAAAGAAAAAGAGGACCGGGTAAATAGCCTCACAAAAGCCTTACAATTAGAAACACAGCTCGAAGAGGAACAAAATAAGATTGAAGCTGCTAATAACAAAATCCTGCATGACAAATATGACTTGAAAATGAAGGCGGGCGTGAAAGCTTCCGATGACGAAAAAGAAGCAATGTCCGAATCGGATGCGCAAATGATCCGGATTGAAACCAATAGGCTAAACCGTACCCGTAAAATGAATACTCAGTTACAAACTTTAAAACAACAGATGTTAACTGAAGATTTAAAAGAGATTGAAACCAATTTTGCACAACAGGAAGCTATTCAAAAACAAAAATTAGCTGCAGGCGAAATTTCCGAAAAACAATATAATGCCAATATTTTACAACTTAATATCGATCAGTTAAATGCAAAGAATAAAACTTTAGAAGATTTTAAGGCCAAATATGCCCAGGACGGCATTGATCTTACTGACATCGATAAACAGATTGCGGATAACAAGAGCGCCATTGAGGATGAAAACTTAAAGAAGCGCAAACAAGACCTTGATGATTTGCTTAAAGTCGCCGAACAAAATGGCCGGGATATTATAAACCTTCGGAAAGAACAATATCAAAGGGATTTGACCGATGCTGGCAATAATGCGGCATTAAAAAAATCGATAACAGAAAAATACAATGGGGATATTTTAACCCTCGAATTGTCCAATTTATTGGCTCAAGAACAATTTTTGAAGGCTCATGGCCAAAAAACTGTTGAAATTGAGAAACAAATAGCCGATAAAAAAGCGCAAATCATTGAATATGGTTATCAGTTAGAAGATCAGAAGCGAAAAGACCGAGAAGCAATCCGCAAGCAATACAATCTTATTTCCCTTGCCGAGGAAGAAAAGCTGGAGTTAGACGCTTTAAAGGAAAAATATGCACAGGAATTAATCAGCGACGAAGAATATGCCCAGGCCAGCCTGGCAATAAAAATGAAGTACGTCACTGAATATGTTAGTAAGGCAGAATCGATACTTAACAACATGAGCAATGCTGTTAAAGGTTTTCAAGATGCTGAATTAACTAACCTGCAAACTGCCAAACAAAAAGAATTGGCCCTTGCAGGAGATGACGCTAATAAAAAGAAGGCTATTGAAGATAAATATGGCAAGGACGAATTACAAATAAAAAAGAAGTATGCTGATAAAATGTTCATCATGCAAGTGGCTCAAATTATTGCCAGTACTGCCAAAACCGCAATTGAGGCATACCAGGCTATGGCGGGCATACCTTATGTTGGCCCGGCACTTGGGATAATTGCTGCCGGGGTAGCGGTTGCATATGGTGCCTCACAGGTTGCACAGGCAAAAGCCCAACGCGATTCGGTAAAACAATTAGCATCTGGTAAATATGATGTGATTGGGAACCAGGACGGTAAATTGTATAAAAATGTGCCTTATGTTGGCAAAGCGTCTACCGGTCTTTATAAGGGGCCAACTTTAATAAGTGAACAAGATGATGAAATAGTTTTATCAGGGTCCCATACGCGTAACCTTCGCATGAATTATCCAGTTTTATTGTCCGCTTTAATGGCCACACGGGTTCCACAACGCGCTGAAGGTAATTATCCGGTTTATCCTGCTAATGCAGATAGCAACCAACAACAACAGCAACAAAATTCAAAATCTGTCAATGTTGATCAATTAACAATGTTGATGGCCGCAAATGTTCAAGTTTTAAACCGGCTCGATTCCAAACTTGATAACCTTTACGCAAAACTGGTTATGGATGAATTTAAAAAAGCGGAATCGCAATGGGACTCACAAAAAACGGATGTCACAAAGTTTTGATTTTGTCCTTTAGAAAAAAGGTATAAAAGGGCATTTTTGATCATCAGTTTATTCACAACTCATTAGCATGGAAAAAAAATATTATGGTTGGGTACCACAACCCATAGATGAAAGGGACCATCAGTTTTTCTCAGTATTCCCAAATGCAGGGGATTTGCCCAAATCAGTGGACTTGAGAAACCCTAATCTTCCAATTGTCAACCAGGGCAGGGTAGGTTCGTGCGGGGCTAATGCATCGGCTAGTATATTCCTTTTTGAAGAATTGAAAGGAGGCGAGGCAGATATTAATTTTAAGTCCCGCCTATTTATTTATTATTATGCCCGCCTATTAATGGGCACGGTCAAGCAAGACTCTGGGGTTGATAACCGCACCCTTATGAAATCATTAAGCAAATATGGCACCTGTGATGAAAGCCTATGGCCTTACGATATTAGTAAGTTTAAAACAAAACCGTCAAAAGTGGCAATCAATGCCGCAATCCATAAGCTCAAAGAATATTTATCACTGCAACAGACTTTATTTGATTTAAAATCTTCACTGGCACAAGGACATCCTTTTATGTTAGGTTTTAATGTGCCGGAATCCTTCGAGTCCGCTGAAATGGCCAAGACGGGGATCATGAAAATGCCAAAATTCAATGAGCAAATTATTGGAGGTCATGATGCTTATTCCATCGGTTACGATGATTATAAGCAAATATTTATGATCGGCAATTCGTGGGGTGAAGACTGGGGCCAAAAAGGGTACTTTGAAATGCCCTATGAGTTCATTCAGGATCCGAAATGGGTACAAGACTTTTGGTCATTTCGCCTTGTCAGCTGATAACCTCATATTGATCGAAAACACAATCCTTTCTGATAGTCTAACGCTTGTCAGGAAGATCATTAAAAGGCAAAATATATTGATTATCATAATTTTAATTCAAACTAAAAAATCAAAAAAATGAACAATTTAAAAGACACAATTACAAATTATTGTGCAATAGTAGTAAGTGTTTGCCTATACATGTTAACTATAGGCATTCCGGGTATAACATTACCAGCTTGGACACATACAGCATTCCTTGCCATTTCTGGAATTTGTGGAATTATCACAATGGTCTTAACTGGTAAAACACCTGATGGTAAAACTAAAACCCCCGATCAGGTGGCCTCTCAAAATGCTCCAACAGGTACGGTTATTAAAACATTGGCCTTATTAATTGGATTATCACTTATATGTAATTTCAGTCAGGCTCAATCTCCTTTTAAAGGATTCTTTACTCCTGTCAAACAGTTAGAATTGAATAAAAATCTAAAAAGTGCAGGTGATGTGATTTTAACACCAACCAATTGGATATTTAGACCTGCTATATCGGTTAACGGAATTGCCTTGCAATATGTAGGAGGCAATAAAGTATTTCAGGCTAGTGGATTTTCAATAGCTGGTTTTGGCTTATCGTATCAAAAAATGAAGGTTGTAAATGAAGTAAATTATTGTACGTTGGGTATTAATATCCTTGCGACTGTTAATTACGATATTCAAGGGGTTGAACCAACCCGCGCCGGGATATTTGCTTCGATAGGGGTTTACAATAACATAATTCAGCTAGGAATAGGATACAATTTTAATGAACCAATACCGGTTTCAAACTGGCCTTACCTAGGTGTCAATCTTCAATACCCATTTTAATAAAACCAATCCCATAGTGGCCATCGTCATTATGGGATTTAATATCTAAGCTATGAATTGGGAAAGTATTTTCACTAAAAAGGCAATGAGCCATGTAATCACCGCCGTAAGTACAGCAGCAGTTGTGGGAGGCATTGCATGGATAATTGCTGTTTGGGTAACTGGCCGGGATTATACTGAAAAAGAACAAAGCCAGGTTAATAAAGAGAATACCCAGGAGCATAAAAATATAATGAATGTGGTTAAGGCCATGGCGTTAAAAGTTGACCTTATAAAAGGCGAGCAATCTAAAATTAACCAAACCCTTACCCTGGTGGTGAGCAATGAGAAAAAACTCACCAAGTCGCACATTGATTTGATTAGCGCAGTGAAGGTAAGTAATGAATTTTATCGACAATCATTGATTGAACTAGCCCCTATGTTGAATTATAATCCAACCACAATTGATAGTACACATTTTGTTTTCGATAATGACAGTTTAAAAAAAAACCTCTGCCAATTTTTCAGATAATTGGTAAACATATGCAACCATGACAGATGCAGAAAAGGAAGTTGAAAGGTTAAAAGATCAGAATATCCATCATCTGATCAGTAAGGTGATGGATCAATTAGCTGATCTAAAAATGCAAATTACGCAAACCAAGGGTAATTCTGAAAAGCAAGTGACCGAAGCAATTCAAACATTGAATTCATACATCCAAAATTTTATGCGGAAGGAATTCGATAAAATTGACAAGTATCTTGAAACACGTATCGCATCTACTCATAATTACCTGTCCAAATCCTGTGATAATGTCGATCAGATCATTAATATTGATCAACGGCTCACTAAATTAGAAAAGAAAGTTGCCCGCATGGATCAATTATATGATTGGTGGGACCGTCATGGCTATAAAGTTGCCATAGTTCTGACGATTATAATTATTGGACTTTTAACGTATATGGATTTTCATAAAAATGAACACTTATAAATTCATACCTGCTAAAAATTATTTTGCCGGATGGCGCCAGATGCCAGTTTTAATCGTTATCCACTGGACTGCTGGTTCGTTCAAATCCGCGGTAGATACTTTTGAAAGCGGAATCCGCCAGGCAAGCGCCCATTTTGTTGTTGACATAAATGGCGAGGCTGTTCAAATGGTACAATTAAAAGATAGGTCCTGGCATGCTGGTGTTAGTAATTCTCGTTTTGGCAGCGGTGCCAATAATTATGCATTTGGGATCGAGCTTGCCGGGCCACCATCATTTGTTAACCAATCCTGCTGGAATATTGCCCAATTACACACGGCTGCTAATATCTGTAAGTTCATTGCCAGCCAATTCCCAACCGTAAAATTTATTACCGATCACAGTTTTATCTCTCCTGGTAGAAAAATAGACGTGCGTGGAAATACCGGAAAAGCCATCGATGTTTTTCCCTGGGAAGATTTCGTCAAAATGACTAGCCTGGAGGATTTGAAATAATGGGTAATAAAAAAATAACATATAACCCGGATGAGAATACAGTCAAGGACCGGCACGAAGGGAATTTTTTCAACGATGTGCAACAAATAATCGACATGTTGGAAGATAACCCGGACAATAAATTAATGATTGAAGCCCTTAAAAATACTTTGAAACGCGGATATAACTTAGTAAAACTAGCATAATGGCCATTTACACAATAAATAATTTATTAACCCGGATAAACCAGTTTATCAAACGGAACCTTAACCGGGAGATCACGGGGAATATCCTGCAAGGGATCCTGCATGACATAGTCGATTCAATAATCGATTTGATCAACCAGGGTTCATCTTCTGGAATTATAACCCAATTAGGGGATGGCATGGTTTATTGTAATACCGTGAATATTTCATCTGCTCAAATCCTCGCGGGTGATGAAGTTGAACTGGTACCCGCCCCTGGAGCAGGCATAAGTATTTATCCTATCAATATAGCTGTAATATCCAGTCCCGGTACAATTTATGCCGAAAATGCGGATAACTACCTAAAGATAGGCACCGCACAAAATAAAACTTATTCGGATTTATATTTAGGGCTTAAAGAAGCTTTAGGCTCTATTGGTTACCTGGACCATCCTTTTGAAGGCACTCAAATATCAAATTATGATATAACAAACAAAAGCTTAAACATCGATTTTGCACCACACACAGCCGGCAATATAACCCTGAAAATAAAAATTTACTATTATAAAATAACCCACTGATTATGAAAAAATTAATCATTCTTTTTTTATTGGTCCCATTTGTGGTAAAATCACAAACCATAACCCTTTCCAATAACCAATTAATGGAAATTAAAAGTACGGCAACCGGCAATAATATTAAAATAATTAACAGTTACCCTATTGCCAATATCACCGATACGCTTAAGGTTGAAATACCAAATTTGCAAATGTTTCATTTAATTGAAATACAGGTTGACTGGAAGGGATTAACCGGCACATTGAATTCAAAAATTATGCTCCAACAACGGGATGAAAGCTCGATGAACTGGGTATGTATCCAACCTGTTGAAACTGATCCGGGCAATATGGTAGAAACCATTACGGCAACCACAGGAAGTTATCCATTCATTTTATGGGCCTGGTGTGCTAGTGATTTGCGGATTTTATTCATCCGGAATGGGGTTACCGGAGGTTATTTAAATACAAGTATTGGCATAAGGAGGTAATTATGAAAAAGATATTGATTTTATTATTGTTCATGGCCCCGGTTATAGGGAGTGCGCAGAGTTCAATTTATCCACCTTTGGGCGGTGGCGGGAATAATTTCGATGGGAACAGGACAGTAACCCGGTCAGGTATTGCCCAGGTGAATGCCGGGGGTACTACCATTGTTGAATTTTTAAATAATTATTTTTTCCCGAGCACTTATCCAGGAGCTTCAATATCGGTTAGTGGGGGCATCTCCAGGGAATTTATGTCAACCGGGGCAAATTTAACTACAAATATTACCTGGACGGCTTCCAGGCCATCAGGCTGCTTGGCCATTTCCTCTATTGTGGTTAATTCGATTTCTCAAACGCTTGATAACCCATTTGCGGAGGGCCATACCCAATCAGGGGCATTAAATAGCCAAAGCCTACCCAGAAATACAAATACTTCCTATAATATTACGGTATCGTCATCTGATAAAGCAACTAGCACTGTTGCAACTATAACATGGTATTGGGGTAGGTATTGGGGGGCGTTTTCTTCGGGAGTGCCACCAACCGATGGCAGCTTCACAATTTCTAATGCACAAATTTTGGCACTAACGGGTGCCGGTGTGGGGACTGGTTATGAGCTTTCCACTACCATGGCCAAAACCTATAACGGAATAAATGGGGGCGGTAATTACCTGGTGTTTGCTTTTCCAACCTCTTGGGGGACGCCTACATTTGTGGTCAATGGCCTTACATCCTCCGCGTTTACACTGGTAAGGAATAATACATTCACGAATGTTTCCGGAGGCTCCACAACCTATTCGGTGTGGGTCTCAAATACTACCCAATCAAGTGCTATATCACAATTTCAAATCCAATAATATGAAAAAGACCCTAATATTTTTCTTCAGTGTATTATTTTCAGTTCAGATATTTGCCCAGGCAACGTCGGGTACAAAGGTGACTGCACCCATCGTTCCTAATGATGCTAGCGACGTTTATCCCACTCACGATGCAAAGTGGGGCAAAGATGGTTACCGGTCCGTTATTCGCATTACCGAAAGGGATTCTATTAAAACAGGATTGAGGACTGAAGGGATGCAGGTATATGTTAAAGCGGATAGTTCAATATATCAGCTGCGTGGGGGTTTAACAAATAACAATTGGGTTAAAATCCCATCGTTTGTAAACATTGCAACAACTTCAACACCAGATTATATATTAGTTTTAGATGGTGATGTTGCCAAAAAAATAGCAACATTAGATTTATCGATTGGTTATTCTGTTAAATCTTATGCGGCGGGAACTGTTTATTCCCTTACCAATACATCTGCATTATGCCATTTTGGGACTACCGATCCCGCTATTGTTTTAGATAAATTCGGCACTTATGCAATTTATTGGGGTGCGGCTGCAAGGGATAATGCAGCTACATTTGCGGCCAGCCAAACAGCCACATTTAAATTACGCCGGACTAATAATACCCCTACCGATTTACCAGGGGCTACAGGTTTTTTCACCTTACCTATCATGGCCACTTTAACTGATCATGCAGGTACGGTCCCTTCCCCTCCAATAATCTATTCAACTTTAAATACAACAGATATCATCCAATTATGGGGCATGGTAAGTGCTGCCACAACATTCGGGAGCGTTGATGTCAACCAGGCATGGATAGTAGCTATAAAATTGTATTGAAATCAATCTTTTGATGATTGGGTGAATGTGTATTCCGGCTACCATACCGGCACAGTAACCCGCTTATCACTTTTACGGATAAAAACAATATCGGACCGGTTTGAGCAATCATGTCCGGGAATAGAAAAAATTAAAATGTCAATTAGTAATACCAGTTTTAAAAAAGGTCACGAATCCTGGTGTAAAGGAAAAACCGGATTAGTTGGCAATTATAAGCCCAATTCTGGCAGTTTTGAAAAAGGGCATAATGCAAAGCCCATTGGGGCGGTCAAAATAAAAAAAGACACTTCGACTAAAAAGCTGTATCTATTTATTAAAACAGAAACCGGATGGAAATTAGCCCACAAGCATTTATGGGAATTACATAAGGGGCCTATTCCATCAGGGACCGTGATCCGGTTCAAGGATGGAAATTCCCTGAATTGCTTTATAGAGAATTTAGAATTGAAGGCAAAGGTTGATGTTTTGCAGGAAAATTCATTCAATAATTGGCCACCTGATTTAAGGGAAATAGCCAACCTAAACGCCCAATTATTAAAAGCCATCAAAGAATATGAAAAACTTTAACTAACTGAATATGAAAAAACTAATATTTATCGGTTTAATCATTTTATGTGCTTATAAACTAAGCATATCGTCAAATTATTCCAATAACACTATCTTAAGTGACACCATTAAATTTACGGATAACTCCACTTTGGTAAATAGTTGGTTAACGTCGCTTCATATAACCTGTCGGAGCAATGCTTATAACACATCGGTCCCGGCCAATGGGATTGTTTACTTCTTAACCGGATATGGTACCGGGACTAACCTTGCCTGTTATAAAAATAAAACAGCAAGCCCAATTGTAATTTCATCGTCTACAAATTATACTTTAACCGCCAGTTGGACAGTGGTAACCCCAACAAAAACCAAGGATATGTTTGTTGCCAAATATTCTTATTCTGATTTACTTAATATTTTGAATATAGATACATTGCTGTTACCTTCCCAGACATTGAACGCCGTTGATATTAATTACTTTGACGGTGCCCAATATACTTATTTGTGGAGTACCGGTGAAACAACAGCAAGTATCAATATTACTAATCCCGGTTGGTATAAAGTCACAGTCACAAAGGATTTAAATAATTTTACACATACCCACAATTTTGGCATTGGACCAAATTACCGGCATTATGAAGGTAAAGATTCAATTGAAGTTGAAAGCATCAATGTACCCATCCGGGTCAATGCGACAATCTTGATAAAGGATGGAAGCTTAATGATTTACAAAACATATGTGGGAAAAAAATGAAAAAGGTTTTTTTATCCATTTTAATAATAGCCTTGTCCCTACAATTAAAGGCTTCAATGTTTTTATTGCTTGCAGGGCCCTTTCAAAATGAATTAAACAGTTACAGGGCATATTTTGAAACACATTATAACTGTAAAATATTCTACTCAGGACAAACGATCGATGAATTTGAGCCAGTTTACAAAACAATGCTTGATAATTCAAAACCAGGCGATACGATAATTCAAGTATGGGCCGGTCATGGAGGCTTGACCAAATATGGGAACCGTGGTGGTGGGTGCTTTGATTTATCGGTTGCAAGTATGGATAGTGTCCCTGAAGAAAATAGGATATTTTGCATCGATGCAATGCAGTTAATGTCTAACTATTTGTCAAAAGTTTATAAAGTAAGGCTTGTTATAATTTTATTGAATTGTAGGGCTGGCCTATTGTGCAATAACTTTCCTATAAATGATAGGATAACCGTAATGACATGCTGTTCCGATAATCAATTGAGCTTTTCAATAGGAAGGGTGCCAAATAGCTATAACTGGTTTACTTTACTCTTTCTGAAAAATATTAATAAAATTAAGGATTCCAGTGAACTAATTGAATTTATTAATAATGGATACCTGGACAAAACATTATATTTTACGTTAACCATACCAACTGAAGCAGAAAAATATTTTGGTAAAGCAATTGATTATTATCCTCTTAAAGCTTTACATATTGGCCCTAACTTTAATTTTAAGTAATATGTCCAACATTGCCATAATAAAACAACCTGCACAACTTAATTTAACTGGTAACCCGATGGTTTTAAGGATAGCTGGTAAAAATGCATTTTCAGGCATATTAACAAAGGCGGTTGCCGGTTTAATAATATCCGGTTCTGGTACTTATTATGCAGATAATACAATTACGTTCACATGGGGCGGCAAAACGGTTACATACACAGTAAAGGAAAACGCTGCCGAAAACAAATTAGAAATACCAACCACTTTGGTTATTGCAACGGGGACCGATTTAATGCCCTATTTTTTGAAATCGGCGGACCTCACTGGCGACTATGTAATAACCTGCGATGCTAACACAATAACATTTACGGCAAAAAAAGCAGGTTCGGATTATAACCTGGTAATTAGCGGAATGATGGTGAATACGCCAGGGCAACCTAATAGAATGGTTTGGCCCGATCAAAATCCAATAAATTCAACCAGTTCACTCAATGCAGGTTATAAAATTGGGATCAATATTGAGAAATCTGATGAAACCATTAAAATGGAATTTCCGGTCGATTATCTTTCAAATGATGACATTACAGCCGGTTTCGACCCCAATAGTTCTGGTGTGGTTGAAGAGGATATCTCGGAGATTTTAAAGGCCGAATCATTTGGCAATTTTACTTTTCCGGATCCAAATGTATTTTCGCGCATACACGACATTATCAAGCAATTTAAAGTTTTTTTATATGAAAAGCCCGGCAATGTTGGGATTTATTCAGAAACTTATAAATATTTACAAGGCAAATTGCCCGATTTTGTACAGGGAGAATTAAATTACCAGGGGAAGAGCGTTTATGACCTTATCAGGGAAAATAAAATGTTCCTAACCTTTGCACCACTTCAGAAAACAATTGATATATATAGTCCCGAAAAACTCTATTTTTTATTCATCCAGGCCGGCACTTATAGCCTGGTAAGCAAAGAATATTTTTATGATGGTACCACATTAATAACAACACGTGAGAGTTTTACGGCCACCGATTTTGAAATACGCGAATTCTTTGTCAGTTATGCCAAAATCCATACAAACTATGACAAGCTTTTAAAATATGAAATTTACCTCCTGGACCAGGAAGGCAGTTCCGTTAGTGAAATCCGCACATTTGCTATAGATTACCGTTATCAAAATTACGCCAGGTATTTTATATTTGCCAATGATTTTGGCGTTTATGAAGTGCTCAGGACTATAGGCAAGGCAACTAAAACCCTCCAGGTAGATAAATCCTTTGTAAATATCCCGCTCCCATCGAACTTTACCGAACTCTCCTGGGGCCAAAAACAAATTTCCGAGAGTGACCTGGCAACATATAAGGTTAACTCAGGTTATCTGCCAGACAAATATTGGGCTGACTGGATGAAAACTTTTTTAAGGTCACCCGAAGTTTATTGGCTTAAAAAAGGGCATGCATATCCCGTTATTATCCTTCCTTCTAAGAACCCAACTGCCATCGATGGGGATTACAACCCCTTTCAGGAGTTCGAATTGGTACATAGCATCCAGGACGATTTTACAGAAGAATTCGACGCACATTATCCAATATTATCAGGTGATTTCGATATCGACTTTGATGTCGATTTTGACAATGGCGACGACTTAACCTATGATGGTTTATTTGCCAGTGATTTCTCATCCTGGACCGATGGCATCCCGGATGGGTTTTATTTCACACCCCACAGCGCGTATATCGAAAATAGTAATGACCAGGTAAAAATATCCTGTTCAAAAGATGTACAGCAGTCTGGAGGCCCCTTTGGCACAATAGATAAATTGCTCGAATTTGGCAAAAAATACCGGGTTGAATTTGATGTAATAGACGTAAGCATTGTTTACGATACCATTCCTTCGATATACTGTAATTGCAGCATGGGTGGGTCAAATCACCAAGTTATCAGTGAAGCTGCCATGGAAAAAATCGATGTTGTTAAGCATTGGATCATGGAAGGAACAATAAATTTGGAGGGCGGCTCGGATTTTACCTTTAACATCCTAAATGAACTTGGGACCAGCCTTGCCGAAAATCCATTCATTATTATCGATAATTTACAAATTAATGAAATCCAATAACTATGGACGGAATTGAAGTAAACGGGGAATTTATCGATTTCGACGGCTCTTTGGCCATGGTACAGAATTCTTCCTGTTTTTCGGATCAAATATCTTATTCCCTCCAGGGCACTACTCCATTAACACCAAAAAATTGTAGGATTTATGGATACCTGCATAAGCCTGAAATTTCTGATAATAAGTCGCGGGAATTTCCTTGTAAAATTCATTTTTGTACAATGGTTATTCCAGGCACATGGGTTGTTATTTATCAATCTGGCTCATTTTCTTGCTATTTTAAACAGGTTGGAGATTTCTGGAGTTCAATAAAGGATAAAAGCTTAAAGGATATCGATTTTAACCAAACAACATTCAACAATGGCACTGGTTACGCAGAAATAATAGAATTCGTTAGCCAACATCAGGAAAATTTTGATTTTGATTTTACTTTCCCGGTAATTGTAAATAAGACGACAGCTGAGAAATTTCCTTTAAAAACCGAGTGCTTTGATTTTATAAATGTGCCCGCAGATCAAAATTCTTTTGTTTGCCCTATTATACCATTTATATACCTACGAACAGTATTTGAAGCAATATTTAAAGACTTGACAATCAATAAAAATGCTTTTTCAAATTCATTTTTGAGAAAATTATGTATACCTAATAACTTCATGATCAATGAATTTGAACTTGATAAAACAGTAATATGGAGCGGTGATGCATTCATTATACACATAACAAATGAAGCTAATCCTATTGTTACAACTGTTGTCCCTCATGGAATAAACAATTATGGATTTGTTAAGATAAGTAACATCCCCGGAATGCCCATCGATGACAATATTTATCAGATCGAAAAGGTCGTGGATTCGGTTACTAATCCGGATGGAAGTACATCACAAGTAACAAGTGATGTTTCGTTTAAGCTTCTAAATGCCGATTTCTCAGCATATCCTGAATTTATACGACGAAGTTTTAGAACGTCTTCGCAAATAAAAGGAAGTGGCGACCAAGGTAGAAATGTAGATTTAACCATTCTTGGGGGGCCAATATCGTTAAACGGCATGGAATATGTTTATATACGTAGTGACGATTTCAATTTCAAGCCTGGTTATTTTGTCGCCTCTTGGGATGATCATCTTTATGTATACCCTGAAAACAACCAAACTCGCCCTGTTGAAAACAATTATGATGGGCATACCTATTCAAATGCAATCATTTATGTAATGTCTAAATGGGAAAGCACAATTTATTTTGAAGGGACCTTAAAGATTTTGCCATCTACTTTAAAAAATTCTTTCAAAAGTATTGATCCCGCAAATCATGTTCCGAACATTACAATCATCGATTTTCTAGATCAATCCAAATGGTTACTTGGGTTAGTCTCATTTGTCAGGGCTTCTGGGGTAGACATTAAAACTTTTAAGGAAATACTTGTATCTAGCGATTTTACTGATATTTCTAACTTTTCGCAATTAATAAGTGATGCTTCAAATCCTGGACTGGATGGTTATCAACTACAAATGTTGGCCGATGATAGCGATACGTTTTATAAATCTAAAGTCCCATTTCAAACTATTGATAAAAAATATACAGTAAAAAACTCGTTGGATTCCTGTGCATTTGATATAAATAGCAAACCATTGCTTGCTGATAGCGATAATTCCAACGATGTTGTATTGATTGAGAACAAGCAAATATGCATTGACACCCCGGCTGCAATCTTAACCGATAAAATAAATTCATTTTATGTTTTTAATAAAACAATTTTAAACGACAAAACTTGGAAATTTCTTTGTTATAATATGTTAGACAAATTATTAGGCAAAGGGGATTTGAAAATATCCACAAAATTTTCTACCCTATTACATCATCCGGATATAATGTATGGATATTATGTGGAACCAGGTATAAGCGATAAATATGCAATGAATGAGGTTTATCTGAGGCATGACGTTAATTGTAACTGTAAAAATTTTAATTCCGATACGGCATCAGGTTTGAAATTGATTATATTTTATGGCCGCCAAACTGTTACTATAAATCCTTATCCTTTTCATCCACCAACCACTAATTTTCCAGTTGGATACCAGATTATTTATTCAAGTAATGATATTTACGACTTTATGGGGCAACCAATTGATGGTGCTGAATTTGGACTGCGTTGGGATGGTGAAAATGGCTTATATGAAAAAGTTTGGAAAGAATATATAGACTGGCAGCTGAATGTCCGTAAGGATTGTATAGCAATAATCCAATGGCCTGTGAAAATGCTTGCCGATTTCGATTTCTCAAAAAAGTACCGGATCCGGGGTATTGATTACCTTGTGAAGTCTATCAAATACAATCTCAACTTTAAAACCCGGAAAATCGAGTTTAATGAAACAGAGTTAGCGAAAGTTTAATTTTTATTAAAAACATTTGCATATATCAAAAATGATATGTAAATTTGTAGCATGTTTGTTTAACTATAAAACTGGCGGCAACAGTAATACGGCATCAAGGCAATGAAAACAATAGCAAAATCACAAAAATTCAGTTTAAATCAAACTCTCGATGAAGTAAGCTATCAATATGTACAGGCTAGCTTCAAATTTGACATTTGCGATGATGGTATAGTAGGTATGAATGCTTAAGGATGTGGTAGATTTTAATTCACATCAGGATGCAGTTGATTTTATAATATTTTAGCTATTACTACAACGGCAGAAATGATTAAAAACGCTTCAAAAAAACAGCAATTCAAATGATTACTGAAGAAAAATACAGGGAAAGGAGCCGGATGGCTTGTCGCTATCTCTATGATTTAGCTAAAGAAAAAGGGATTACGCATGACAAAATTGCTGAAAAAACCGGATTTACTGAAAGTAATGTAAGCCGTATGCTTTCAGGTAAATACTCACCTACGTTTGAGAATTTTTTAAAATTGTCAGAGGCCGTGGGTTGCTCTATTAAACTTGTAGGAAATTTAGAGGATGCCGACTTAATTGGAAGAATGATCCATCCATCAAAAACATTAACCATCGAATTTTAAAACATAAAACCATGAAAACTATACTTTTAACATTAACAATAATAAGCTTTTTGGCTTGCGATAGATATAAAAATAATCCGATAGTGGACACAAGGTCTGTAAAATATCATGTTTACTGTTCCCGCAAAGGCTTCGATTTTGCCTTTGTCAATGCAGCCGGGCAAATCAATCACAGGGTTTTAAACGATACAACAGATTGGGATACTACCTTTATTAATAATGCAAATAATGACCAATTGCACTTGGAAGCCAAAGCGCACGTAGTATTTTCCTATTTATCGGTTTCAATCCTTTATAATAAACGGATACCCGCTGCAAGTAATACAGATCATCAAGGGGGTAATCCAATTTGGACAGAAACCAGTGCTTCTTTGGATTTTACAGTTTCAAAGGAATGGGCTAAATATGTTCAGGAATTTGGAAGTATTTCGGGAACGCCTTAATTTCGGTAAGCTAACGTAACGGCTAGCTTACGGGTGCAATTCGTTGTGAAACGAGTTGCACCCTTCTTATTTTAAAAAACCGTTCAACATTTCCGGCCTAAAATTCAATATCTTTTCCGATTTATTACCAAAATGCCTACGTACATAGGCGAGAGTACTTTCTACGTCCTTATGCCCTAAATGGGACATTACCTCGATGATGGTTGCCCCTGTTTCCAATAATTTTCCTGCCCCTGTGTGCTTAAATGAGTAAAATTTATAGGTAGTTGGTAATTTTAAGTCTTTACGGTAAGCTGCAAATTTACGTGAGAAATAGTTCTTCCCCAGGGCGATGGATCCGGGTTCCCCTTCCCTGGAAAATATGTAGTAATCTCGTTGATATTCATTCAATTTAAAACTCATGCAAATTTCTGTTAGTGCATCTGGCATTGTAATTTTCCGTTTGCCTGTTTTACCATCCTGCTGAGAAATATGAACTAGGTTATTATAGAAATCCAAGTCTTGAATTTTAAGTAGCCTAAGTTCATTACCAGGCCTGCAACAAAGAAAGAATTGCATAAGAGATGCAAGGAACATTTGTTTGTCATTTTTCGCCAGGTATTCCAGGAGTGTTTTCATATCCGTTTCAGTCATCGGCCTTGCAGCGTTATCCTTAATTTTTAGAGGCTTTACAATATCTTCAACAGGAGTTTTGTCAATTAATTTTTTCTTTATAAAAAACTTGAACATCTGGATAATATTATCTATATTTGTTCTATAAATAAATAGATAAATAAATAAACAAATATAGAATTAATGGACACAATTTCAAATAATTTAACAAAAAGGCCAATTGCATCGGTTTTAAAAGCTATGCAAATAGATGGTATCGAGACCTTCCCATTAATCCAAATTGAATCTGTAAGAAATGCAATCACTAAACTTCAGCTTCTGGACCGGGTTAAAAAATTTACTACAAAAATTAATGACAATTCATTTACAGTAACTAGGTTATCTTAAACTTAATCAATAAGGCAATGAAAACACTAGCAACTAAAATCATGCAACTAAAAGCGGAACTCGCTGCGATGGATGAATTAATTAGGGTTCAAAAAGAGCTTATAGAACGGAAGGATAGGCTAATTGAAAAGAATAAAAACCAGTTATTAACATACTGATCATGAAAACACTAGAACAAATTACAGAAATACACTTTTTACATTGTGCGATGTCACAAGCCCAAAAAGATGATGTAATATTTTTCTTGGAAGAAAAGAAAAATGAAAAAAGAAAAAACTTTACCTATTATATTGATTATACATTTTTTAAGCCGGAAAATAGCGAATATGATCATTTAAAACTATTAACTGACGATATGGACATAATCTTGATAATTGGCGCAATAATAGCATAAACCGCGTCCACCGACGCACTAAATACTAACCAATGAAAGAACTACTAAAAAAAATGGACGCCCTTACCACTGAACTGGAGGCACAAGTCACAAAACGTGAGGAACAATTTGAAAGCCGTTCCGAAAAATGGAAAGATTCAGAAAAAGGTTAGGAATTTTCAGATCGTACCGATCGCCTCCGGGAAATGGCGGACGAATTGACCGACTGGCAATCCGAACTCTCGGAAGAATAAAATATTACGCGGAGGGGCTTGGTGCTGCTGACGCAATAAAGGGGAGAAAGCCCCCAATTTCGGGGGCTTTTTTTTAAACGACTACTATGTTGACACAATTGAAAATAAACGAACTACGCGAGGAATTTCTACGCTCCGGGGGCACTTTCCTCCGGAGGGGCACAAGTAAAGAGGGCGAGCCTATTATCCTTCAAAAAAAATACGGGTTTAAAACCTACAAACTACGGCTAACCTTTACCAAGGCCGAATTCAGGGACCGCACTTTCAAACATCTCATAAGGCAACATAAAAATCAATTTAAATCCGATGAATAATCCACAGCGTGAAAAGCGGGCTTATATAGCCTATCTCAGTGAATTAATGAGAAAACAATTTATCATGAAGGTTGATGAAGTCGATGGCAACCCCATTCATTTTGAAATACAACAGGTTGAAAAGCATATCAACGACCTCGATTTTCTAATCCGGGTCAAGGAGTGCGAAATGGAAACTTAAACCTAAAATATGGTCTCGCAGGAGCTATTAACCAGGGTGCAAAATTATATACGGCATTCTTTCATAGTTTATAGTTCAACGCATCCTGCATATCGCACAAACTTGCATTACGAGCATATTATTGAACGTATTGCATGGTGCAAAAGCATCATCGATGGGCTAAACCAATATTCCGGCATTAACCAGATATGCCGGACTATTTTAACAATGAAAAAAGCCCTGGAAGAAATACTGCCCTGCGAGGCAAATAAAAGCTTTACCCACAGCTTACAAGAATACAAAGATATCGTCGAATTTTGCGAAAAATCGTTGGGTTGATTAATAAATAGGTTTTCTACATTAGGTGTAACACCCGGCTTCCCCGCGAGGGCGCGCCGGTTATTTTAAAACTCAAAGAGGGAGTCGAACCCTCGCTCAAAACAACTATATGACTAAAAGCAAAGGCATATTAAAACGGTTTACCACGGAAGAAGATCAATACATCATTGATCATTTTGAAAGCCAAACGCTCGACGAAATGGCATTAAATCTCGGTAGGGCTATGGGTTCAGTTGCCGGACGTTGCAGAAAATTTAAACTTAAATTATCAACAGAAATTTGGGAACAGAGAAAAATGATTTGCATCCGGGCCGCTTTAAAATACGGCGAAAATACCCGATTCAAAAAGGGTCAAACATCTTGGAATAAAGGCTCAAAAGGCCTTACAAATTCTAATAAAACAAGCTTTAAAAAAGGGAATTTACCCCATAATACCAAACATGACGGATATATAACACTACGGGAAATGTCCGGGAAAACAAAATCAAAACGGCCTTATTTTTGGATCAGCTTAGAAAAAGGGAAGTGGGATTTATTGCACCGGTATATTTGGCGGTTGTATTATGGCCAAATCCCCCGTGGCGCTAATGTTCAGTTTAAAGATGGCAATTCCCTTAATTGCAAAATCGAAAACCTCGAATTAGTCTCCAAACCTGAGAATATGCAGCGCAATACTATCCGGAATTTACCTGCGGATATGAGAGAAATAATCATTTTAAACCGTCAAATCAATAAAATAATTAAAGAATATGAGCAAGGATATGTCGCACGTCCGTGAAGCGCTTTTCGATACCCTCGATAAGCTCCGGAACAAACAGATTGATATTGAAACGGCTAAAACTATAACCGGTGTATCTCAAAGCCTTCTTAATTCAGCTAAACTGGAACTAGATTTTTTAAAACATTCCGATCAGGTAAGGAGTAAATTTTTCGATTCGGAGGAAGCTGCTAACGAACTTGAGCTTGCAAAAGCCAAACACAAACAAATCGTTGCGTCCAATAATCCCGAACCTGAAGGAATAGACAAAACCCTAAAGGAAATTGAAGAAATCAATAAAAAACCTTACGAATTCAAATGACTAAAAAGCAATGGCATAAGCCGAAATTGACGGCAATAATTATGATATCACCAGGTGATCGATCCCGGATCCATAACTTGTCCAAACACTTTTTGACGGCAATTTTGGTAATCCGGAACAAGCTGCAGCAGTTAACCAGGTTAAAAAATGACGGCAATGGAAGATAAGAAAAAATTCACATATCTCCCTGATGGCGAGACCGAGGAACTCCTTGAACAAGGGTTGAAAAAGTACAATATTACTGTATTAAATAAGCTCATAAACCTGCTTATTAAAAAGGCTATGGTTCAACAACCTAAAGAAATACAGGAGCTTAAGAAAGAAATAACTTCTTACAAAATCGGTTGAAGGAAGCTGAAGCCAATAAAGCCAAGGTTGAAACAAGGTTAAACCGGATAATTGAGGCTTTTAAAAGCATTGAAATTGCCAGGGAATGGATACAAACGATAATCAAATCAACATCTATATCATGAATCTTATCCAGTCTACCATAACCTTTCTGGACCAAGTAAATATGTTTTACGAAGGTAATGACCGTGGTAATATTGAAAAACTAACCATTATCATCCAGGCACGGGAAGAAATTGAGGCAATAAAAGCCTGTAACGATTGTGAGCATCCTTTCCGGATTATCCAAATCCGCCGATTACTTGCAAATACGCTTCCCCATCACGGTTACGAACATCGCATTGAATTGGAAATCACTCTTAATAAATTACTCGAATCTTGCAGAAGATATTTATTAACTCAACCCAATTAACTGCTTTATGATTGAACAAACAGATATTGACAAGATTCTTGAACTAGATATTGTCAATGTAATAGGTAAATATATTACGCTAAAAAAGAAGGGTGTAAATTACCAGGCTTGTTGCCCGCTTCATGGCGAAAAAACCCCATCCTTTAGTGTTTCTTCTGTAAAAGGTATTTTTAAATGTTTTGGATGTGGCAAAGGTGGCAATCTCATAACCTTTGTTATGGAAAATGAAAAACTATCATTTCCTGAAGCTGTAAAAAAAATTGCATCAGACCATCACATCTCAATAACCGAAAAAGAACCAACAGAAGAAGAACGAAGGGTTGAAGATCAACGCGAAAAATTATTGATTGCAAATGAAATAGCTTCAAAATATTTCATTGAAAATCTTTATGAGCCTTCAAATGCAAATGCCTTTGAATATGCATTGAACCGGTTTAAAAAGGAAACGCTCGAAGCTTTTGGGATCGGTTTTGCTATCGATGATTGGCATGGGCTTCAAAATCATGCACATAAAAATAATTTAAAGGACGAAGTTCTGTTAGGGGCAGGGTTAATTTCTAAAAGTAAAGAAAAAACCTTCGATTTCTTTAAAGGCCGCCTTATGTTTCCTATACATAACAGGTACGGCAGGATAATTGCCTTTTCAGGTAGGTCCCTAACCGATTCAAAAGAAACACCCAAATATATCAATACACCTGAAACATTGTGTTATCATAAAAGTAATGCTTTGTATGGTGTTCATCTGGCTTTTAAAGCGATACGAACAAAGGATTCGGCAAACCTGGTTGAAGGAAATACAGATGTAATGCGGTTGCATGACATTGAAATTGATAATACTATTGGTACATGTGGAACTGCCTTAACCCTGGAACATATTGAACAGATTAAACGGTTGACCCAAAATGTTACAATAATTTTTGATGGTGACAGACCTGGGGAAAAGGCAACCATACGGGCGGGTAAATTATTAATTGATGCGCAATTAAATTGCTTTGTTATCCGGCTTCCCATGGGGGAGGAAAAAACGGACCCGGATAAATATTTTGTTACGACAAAGGTTTTTGAAGAATATGAAAAACTTAACAAAAAATCTTTTATTATCTGGTATGCCAATATTTTAAATGAAAAATATGGGACTGAACCTGAAGGCCGTTCAAAATTTATAAGTGAAGTGGCTGAACTTATCGCCAAGTTACCGAATGAAGTAATAAGGGACAGTTATGTCGAAAATATTGCCAAAAAATTTAAGATAAAAGAAAAACAGTTAAAACAAGCTGTAGCTAAGTTAAATAAGATTGAGGGCGAAGAGGAAAAAGAAAGTAATATTCCTGAATATATCCTTCTGACCGATTATGAAAAATATGGTTTTTACGAAGACCGCAATTGCTACTATTTTAAAGGAAAGTTTGGGTTTCCTGCCCAAGCAAGTAATTTCGTGCTACATCCCCTATTTCACATTGAAAGTGTTTTAAATGCCAAGCGAATTTTTGAAATTGTAAACGAGTTTGGCTATACCAGGGTTATAGAACTTTTACAACGCGATCTTATTTCACTCGGGGCATTTAAAGTTAGGGTAGAAAGCCTTGGAAATTTTGTATGGTTAGGACAAGAGTCAGATCTCAACCGGCTAAAATCATATATATACGAGAAAACACAAACGTGTACCGAAATAGTCCAGTTGGGTTGGCAACCAAAATCAGGATTTTTTGCATGGGGCAATGGAATTTTTAATGGGGAATTCAATCCAATTAACGAATTGGGCATTGTAACCCATAACGAAAAGAATTATTATATACCGGCCTATTCATCAATTTACAAAAACGAGGATAATCTATTTGTTTCAGAACGTAAATTCGTTCATATCGCCGGTAAAGTATCAATCCATGACTATGTTAAACAATTAATGATTGTATATGATAACAATGCATTGGTCGGGTTTTCATTTTTTATTGCTACACTTTTTAGGGATTGGCTTGTACGTAAATTCAGTTTTTTCCCTATTGTAAATCTTTTTGGGCCAAAAGGGGCCGGTAAAACTGAAATGGCCCTTAGCCTTCTTCAATTATTTGGCAAGCTGCCAAAAGGGCCCAATATAAATAGCACAAGTAAACCGGCACTAGCAGATCATGTTTCGCAATTTCACAACGCCCTATGCCATATTGATGAATATAAGAACAATATTGAATTTGAAAAAATAGAGTTTTTAAAAGGTATATGGGACGGTACCGGAAGGACCAGGATGAACATGGAAAAAGATAAAAAGAAAGAAACTACGGCAGTAGATATTGGGTTAATGCTCACCGGGCAGGAAATGCCAACAGCAGACATAGCATTATTTTCACGGCTTGTTTTTCTAACTTTTACCCAGATTGAATTTAGTGAGGAAGAAAAAGAAGAATTAGAGAAATTAAAAGCTATAGAACGCCAAGGTTTAACCCATATCACAGAATATATATTAAACCTAAGGCAATACTTCATTGATAATTTTGATAGTTCATATACGCGGGTATCAGAAGATTTGATCAAAGAGCTGGGGCAAGTAATTATTGAGGATAGGATTTATAAAAATTGGTGCATTATCGCAACAGCTTTTGCAACACTGGAAATCCACTTAAAGTTGCCAATTCAATATAAGGATACTATAAAAATATTTGCCGCTCTGTTACTGCAACAAAACCGTGAAACAAAGAAAAGTAATGAAATAAGCACATTTTGGAATATGGTTGAATATTTATTAAGGGATGGGCTTATTGAGGAAGAAATAGACTTCAGGATAGATTGCATTCATATACTTAAAACTGATAAGGCTGAATTTGAATGGAATGAACCAAGGGAAGTTTTATATCTCAACCATGCAAGGATTATACCCCTTTACCGTAAGCATGGGCAACTGATGAAGGAAAATGTTTTGCCCGTGAAAACCCTTGAATATTACCTGATAAATGATAAACGATTTTTAGGAAGAAAGCTATCAGTGAGTTTTAAAAGCAAAGTATTAAAAGAAGTAATAGAATTGGGGGCTACTGTTCAAAGAGCAGCGCGAACAATAACAACAGCGATGGTTTTTGACTATAAATCCTTAGATATAAATTTAAGTAGTGAAATTTAAAAAACCTTCAAAGTATATAAAAAGGCAACTACATCAACTACAATAACTACAATACTAATAATTAATAATATAACACTAATAAAATTTAAAATTTACAACTACATAAAACTACAACTAACTACAATGAACTACATAAAACTACAACTAACTTCCAAATTAAACATATATTATATTATAGATCAAACATTTAATTTTTGTAGTTATGTAGTTGACAAATGGTACCCTGTTTCAAAAAAATTAAAAAAAATGATATGATGAACATCAAAATTTCACAAGAACTGCCAAAACAAGATTTTTTCCTTTTGGCACAACCAAAAGCAACCTATCCGGAGAATAGGTCCAATCAATCGATAGTTACCATAACTGATCCATATTCAAAAAATGTTATCAAGGCTCAATTTTATGATATGTGGACAGTAGATGAACACGATTTTGATCATATGTCCGGCTTTGCTTTGCTGGCTTATGGCATAGAGCCTTTTAAACTAAAAGAAAAATTAATTGAGGATTATCCTCAGTTAAAGAAAAATTTCATAGTAGAATATTGGCTTTTAAAAAAAATACAATCATGAAATTACTCAGCAAACTTCCCTCTGGGACATTCACTTACATAGTTATTATTCTGGTCATGATCAATAACATTGAACATTTGGCCTGGGTGCATTACAATATTGCCCGGCATTGGTTTCAATACGATTGGATGAACCATCTGCATAGTGTCATAGTTGTTGTGATCATAGAACTATCCATAATCGAACTAGTAAGGCGTGGTAAAATTGGCTTTGCGGGCTTTTATACCTTATGCCTTTTTATACTTTGCCTTATTTATTACCCACTCGCGGACTATAAGGATAAAGCCGCTTGGGGTAACCTGATAGCAGCTATTATTTTCAGTCTCATGTTTACGATATCCATTTGGTATTTTTCCATTTTAGCGGCTGAGAAAAACGAGGAAAAAGAGGATGCCGGAAATTACCTGGAAAAATACAGTACTACAAAACGCTTGTTAACTGAAGCGGAGCGAAAACTTATACTATTTGATTCCCTGGGAAAAGAAGTTGAAGATTTACGGAAATTCAAAGCCCGCATGCAATCAAATTGTATATGCCCAAACTGTGGAAAGGAATTTGCCTCTGAATATGCTAAACGTGGTCATATGGCCAATTGTAAAAAATCTTAAACTAAAACAAAATGTCAAAAATAGGGAGGGCACCTTGTCAAGATTGTATAAATTCTTGTGAAGGATGTATATTTTACAAATTGAAAAAACTAACTAAAAAAAACATAGATGGTACTAGGGTTTAAAACAAAATTTAACGGCAAGTGTACTTATTTTATAAGGCATATCCAATCTGGAAGAAAAATACATTCAATCCGAAAAGGAAATAGATGGAAACCAGGGAATAAAATTCATTTTGCAACTGGTGTTAGAACAAAGAATTACGAATGTTTTAAAGAAGGCATATGTATTTCCGTTCAAAGCATTGTTCTCAATCAGGACGAGTCAACCGACAAAATGGTTGCCATTATTGACGGTAAAAAATTTGAAAATATAGACATAATAAGGCTTTCTTATAATGACGGTTTTGACCATATGATTGATTTTGAATCGTGGTTTAAACCTGAACTCCCATTTATTGGCCAAATTATTCACTGGACTAATTTTAAATATTGATGAATTGCCCTTGTGGATGGTCCGGTAAAATATCCGAATTGACTGTATTTACTACAACCTACGATGCTATCGATTTAACATATTGTCCAAAATGTAACAAATATTTAGAACTTAAAACAACTAAAATTATGGAATTAAAAATTGAAGAAACAACGGCCAAAAAGCTGTATCCTGAAACACCAGGTTGGTTTCAGGATATCTTAATCGAAACGTTCGGTAAAAAATGTTTCAAGAAAAGGGATTTTAACAGCATCAAAACATTTGAAGATGCCTGTAACGAATTGGACATTAATTGTAATTCAGTTATTTATAGCAATGATTCCTCTGATGAAATTGCCTATAAAAAGCTGAAAATAATTGTAAAAGCGATCAACCAGGGATGGGTTCCTAATTGGGATGATTCGGATCAACGCAAATGGTTCCCTTATTTCAATCTTTCGTCCGGTTTCGGTTTTTCGGTTTCGGGTTACTACTTCGGTCGCACGGTTACGACTGTCGGTTCCCGCCTTTGCTTTGAATCAGAGGGAAAGGCCACTTATGCAGGAAAGCAATTTCAGGATATATATGAAGAATTATTAACCATTAAAAATTAAAAACATGGCAACAAAAACTAAAAAAACAACAAAAAAAGCGTTCGATTTCAGGACTATTAAAACCTTTGAAGATGCATGCAAAAAATTAGGGCTTGACCCTTTATCTCTTCCTGCATTAACAGGCGAGTTCTTAAAACCAATCATTGCAGCCTATAAACTAATGGTCATTTACAAGGCTGTCAATGATGGATGGGTACCAGATTGGGGAAACGATAACCAAAATAAATACTATCCTTGGTTTTGGGTTCTTTCGTCCGGTTTCGGTTTTTCGGCTTCGGATTTCCACTTCGGTTACGCGCGTACGGATGTCGGTTCCCGCCTTTGCACTAATACTTCAGAAAAAGCAAGATACATGGCTGAACAATTTGAAAACGAGTATCGCGAATATTTTCTTTATTCAGAATAATTAAAAAAGGTTGTATGCTGCGGATGCTGTCAGTTCTTTCGTCCAGTTTCAGTTTTTCGGATTCGAATTACAACTACGATAACACGAATACGAATGTCAGTTCCCACCTATGCGATATTTACAGCATAGACCGTGCCAACATGGCAAAAAACAAACATTTTAAAAGAGCGTTGGTAATTGCACTCAATGAAAGCGATCTTTAAAAAGCAAAGGCAATGAAAAGGATCAATAATTTGTACGAAAAGATATATAACATTGAAAACCTTGAATTAGCTGACCAGATTGCCAGAAAAGGCAAATCGGATCAGCCTGGGGTAATCCTGCACGATAAAAACCGGGAAGAAAATATCCAATCATTGTATAGGATGCTGAAGGATAAAACTTACAGGACATCGGATTACACAACGTTCAAAATATTTGAACCAAAAGAACGTATAATATTCCGGTTGCCCTATTTTCCCGACCGTATCACACACCATGCGGTTATGAATATCCTTGAACCTATATTTGTAAACACTTTCACGGTTGATACATATAGTTGCATTAAAAAGCGGGGAATACATGCCGCTGCCAATGCTGTTAAATTAGCCTTAAAAGATACATCAGATACTCAATTTTGTTTGAAACTTGATATTAAGAAGTTTTATCCCAGCATTGATCACACTGTATTGAAACAATTGCTCCGGAGAAAATTTAAGGATAAAGATCTGCTATGGCTCCTGGATGAAATAATAGATAGCACAGATGGCCTACCCATCGGAAATTATTTGAGCCAATACTTCGCAAATTTTTATCTAGCTTATTTTGATCACTGGATGAAGGAAGAAAAGCACGTTAGGTACTATTTTCGTTATGCCGATGACCTAGTAATATTATCATCCAATAAGCCTTATTTACATGAATTGCTCGCTGAAATAAGGACTTATCTTGATGAAAAGCTTAAACTTACCATCAAACATACTTACCAAGTTTTCCCGGTTAATGATAGGGGTATCGACTTTGTTGGTTATGTTTTCAGGCACACCCATACATTGTTAAGGAAAAGCATAAAACAGAATTTTGCCCGGATGCTGGCATCAAACAAAAATAAACAATCTATAGCTAGTTACAGGGGATGGGCTTGCCATTGTAACAGCAAAAACTTACTAAAAAAACTACTACATGAACAACTTTAACCAATTCAATATAAAAATTACCACAAAAAATTTTGAAGGCAACAAAATAAAGATGGCCAAAATATTAAACCGCGAAATTGTTGTATATGACTTTCGGTTGGATGATTCAAAGTGCTTCAAGGATAAGGGTACAGGAAAATGCCTTCAATTGCAGATATCAATCAATAGTGAAAAGCATGTTGTATTTACATCTTCATCAGGCCTTATTGAAGCAATCCATCAGGTACCTGAAAGTGGGTTTCCCTTTACAACAACGATTATAGAAGAAAATGACAGGTTTAAGTTTACTTGAATTTGACCTTTATTAACAGCATTATTATTAATTAATTTACAAAAAACTACTATGGATATAAATGAATCTCGTGTAATCCATTTATCACTCCGCAAACCGTTCCTTGAAAATTATCTTCGCTTTGTTTTTAATTCTCAAGAAAAAGGGACTATTAAAATAACCAGGTGCGAGGAAATTGGTAAATATCTTTATTCCCGGGTACGTTATAGCGATTATCCGCAACGCAAGCCTAAATCTCAATATTTATTGGAATTATTGCTCCCGGACCATCCCCTGGATGTAAGCCATAACCATTTTATCTATTTCACAGAGGACGATCAGGTAAGGATTAACGATTACATTGAGGCAATTGCTTATCTTGATTTTCGCACAACCGTTCAAGTTGGGTCCAGGGACTTAAAAGTTGACCGGAAAGTGGTCATAAATTTATTTTCCAATTTGGTTTTTGGAGAAGATAAATATGAAATGTTGAAAAAAGATGAGTACCGAAGACGTAAAAAAGTAGAAGATTGGCTATTAAAAAGTATTCAAGTATTTGGCTATTAAATAAATAAAAAAATAATCTACAAAATGTCCCCTGTCGGGGGACAAAACGTAGATAAACCAGACAAAATTTAATTATAAAAACATGAATAATTTCCCTGAATATAACTGCGAAAATTACGGTGGCCTTTCCGGCTTCAATTTTATACCACAATATGCCGTTGCTTCTATGCCATCGTGTATAGGTAACCTGTTATCGGAAGTCCTTCCGGTTAAAACAGGTTTCGAATGGTTTATCGGGCTATCATTATATAACTCGCTTCAGTTTACCGAAACGCCAAAACCTTCCGATCCTGGCGACTTGTATGAATATATTGTTAGTGGTATTTATCCAGGTCAGACCACAGAATTAGCCACCTTACTCGACGAAATGAAAGGTCAACCTTTTATCCTGGACATAATCGACAATAACAACCAACGTCGCTTACTTGGGTCGCTCATCAATCCGGTCATGTTCAAATATGCCTACGCGTCAAAAGATCAGGTTGGGTCTCGTCCGGAATATACTTTTTCATTTACGTGGACATCTCAAAACCCGGCTCCTTTCTACAATCCGCAATAACCTAAAAGTCCTTTCTTTTAAGTTTATATACGAATATCATTGTATTGTTAACCTTAAATACAATGAGCCGTCTAATAAATGAAATTCTTACATCGCAATGGCTTATCGACATTGATTACGCCCGCAGTTGTACGCCTTTACTAATGTCATTGGTAAAAGGCGAAAAACTCGACAATAAAGACTGGGGCCGCGCACGTTCGCTAAACCGCCCTTTTATTGTATCGAAAATAAAATGTGATGAAGATGATATCAACGGCGACGATGATGACGATTTTCCTATTCCATTACCTCCTGATGACGACGATGATCAAGGCACCTGCAAAATGGATGATGATAATATTCCGGCAGGCAGTATTGCCGTTATCCCTATCCGGGGTGAGATAATGAAGTATGATGAATTTTGCGGCCCGGTTGGTACATTAACACTTGCCCGAAATTTCAAGGATGCAATTGCGAATGCCAATATAGCTTCTATAGTTATTGTAATGGATAGTCCTGGTGGCCAAGTTTCATATACAGACTTACTTTCCGATATCATTGCAAAATCATCTAAACCGATTGTAGGTTTCGTAGAAGGCATAGCAGCTTCCGGCGGATTTTGGATAATCTCCGGATCCACAAAAATTATATGTTCGTCTGATATTGATCGCGTTGGTTCCTTCGGTACTATGACATCCTTCGCCGATTTACAGCCTTATTTTGAAAAAGAAGGCGTCGTTTTTCACGAATTTGAGGCCACAAAAAGCACGGATAAGAATGCTGACATCAAGGAAATCCGTGCCGGGAACTATGATAATTATCGCAAAAACGTGCTCGACGTCATTAACGAAGAATTTTTAAGCGATCTCCAGGTAAACCGTCCGGGAATCGACAAAACAACCTTAACAGGTAAAATGTATTTTGCCCCTGATGCAATCAAATTAGGTATTATCGACGAAATAGGAACGTTCGAATACGCCATCCAGGAGGCAAACCGCCTCGCAAAAGTTCAATCAATCAATAATAATTCAAAAAACTTGTCTATGAAAATTAAAGCGAATGGTCCTTTTTCTGCAATCATGGCCTTTTTCGGGTTAGATGCTGCAAAGGATAATGAGTTGACCGAAGATCAACTTGCCCAACTAAATAACGAACTTCAAGCCCGGGGTGATAAGATTGCCCAGTTTGTTTCTGATGCCACCGCGCATGCAACCCAAATCGATACCTTAACCAAAGAAGTTTCAAGGCTCAACGGCGAAGTAACTTCACGCGATAAGAATATCGAAACCCTCACTACCCAGGTAAATGAATTATCCGATCTGCCTGGTGAAACTGAAGCTAAATTAAAAGCCGAAAAAGAAGCCAATCATGGCGATGTAAAAGGTGGTTTGGAAAAAGCCGTCGATTTCTGCCAGGAAAATGGCGACGATATTAACGCCTGCCTGGCGCATCTCGACAAAATACTGTAACCAATAATCCATACAATGGCAGCAAATAAAACTATTAATGTCGATTCCCTGAAAAGGGTCTCTACCGATTTCGATCCCGTCCTCCGTTTCTTACCATACCGCAATTTGCAACAACGGATTGCCGAAATGAATATCCGTTTTCTCAGTTCCGATAAGGAAATGGAAGAAATCCAATACCAACGCAATGGCCGTATTTCCAAGCCATATACGCCTGGCCAAACACCTGATGCCGATGCAAATTTGGGTAAAATCCGTCAGGCTAAGTTAAAACCTGATTGGGGTTACACTTCATTAGTTGAAAACATTATGAACTATGAAGCTGTCAATGTTGTTGGGAACACTCCTGAGCACGTTGATCCGGAAACAAAACGACATCCATTAGAGTTCCTTATTTTACAGGGTGTGATGCAGACAGTATCGGAAGATATTTTAGATGCACTTCACTTTGCAAAACGCGATCCTGATGACAAATCGCCCCTGGGGTTATTTGATGGTTATAATGAATATATTGATCAATTGATCGCTGCCGGTGAAGTTTCTCAGGCTAAAGGCAACCTTATCCCTACTGGGGCAATTACGGCACCTGTAAATGATTATGCCGTTTATACCACAGTTGTTAACTGGCTAAGGGCTTCGAATTGGAACTTGAAAAAGTCTTCGATCCTGAAGATTACCCAAACCGTTTATTTCCATTTGTTGGATGCGTTGGGTATAAAATTGAAATATACTGGACAGGTAACAATGGATATGCTTTTGCAAGCATTAAAAACCGATGCTGGTATTGGAAATCTCCAATTGAGTGTTGAACTTGAGATGGGTACTGGTGACCGTATGATCCTTACCACTGCTGATAATCTTGATTTCAGTTTGTGGACAAATACGGCAACCCAATTTGTACAGGTACGTAACCCATTCATTGACCCCAATGACGTTCAATATTGGTGCCAATGGAAAGCCGGTGTACGTGTACGCGCTGTGCATCCAAAGAATTTCCAGATTAACGATGGCACACCTATCGGCAATCAATTGAGTGGTGATTATTTCGATATCTCCTAAGCTACATATATATATAATACTGGGTCCCGTTAAGGGGCCCGGTTTTTCTTAACTCTCTAAAAAAAATTCTTAAAATACTGATCATGAAAATAGCTCACATCTTATCTATCATATGCTTCTCGCTTATTTCTGCGATGGCTTTTTCGGTAGGGGCCGAAACATTTTTACAAATCCAAATACATCCGGCTATCATTGCTTATCCGGCTATCATTGCTTTGCCCCTGGCAAGCATTGGGATATCTGGATATTTTGGATTGATCCCATTCCCCCGAAATTCGCTTATGCTTAATTTTGGGTCCATAGCAAATATGGCTTTCCCGGAAATTGATGGGCGCGAGGCCATGGGCGGTTATACTTCAATAGCTTACCTTGGTTTTATTGCCGATATAGAAACCTTTCCCGGTGAACCGGATATAACTACAGTAACCGATGTTGGTGATGTTGTTAAGTTGATTGGGGCCTACATAATGAAACAAGGTAAATTCTTTTTTGAAGTCAAAGTCCCTCCTTTCACCTCTAAACATTCGCCTGTAAGCCAGGGGGAAGTGGGCGGTAAATCCTTCAAAAATACTGGTGAAATATACGTACCTGGTATCGATGCACAGTCCATGGGTTTGGCGCGGATGCTAAACAACCGTTATGCAATTCTAATCCTTACCGATCCTGATGGTAAAACAAGGGTAGCACTTGGTTCAAAAAACCTTCCATTATATTTTATACCCAAAGGCGATTCGGGTGCCAAAGGCGTGGATAAAAAAGGGTTTACTTTCACATACGAATCGGAAAGTTTTGCCCCGGGTTGGGTATACGATGGCCCTATCCCATTGTCAGGAAGTGTAATAGAAGGTATTTCTTAACATGGCAAAGTTTATCATAAGGGGCATAGCGCAACCTGGCCGGATCAATGTAAAAATTGATGGCCGGTTTAGGGACATCGAACTGCATAATGTTCCAGATGAAATACTCGATAAGCTCTATGCAGACAAATGCCCGTATGTTGAATTGTCGCCCGAAGAATTTATAAAACAACAGGGTTTGGATACCATAAAGGTAAAGCCCTTAAAAATCAACAAACCAAAAGGAAAGTAGTTAGTTAATAGGTAGTTAGTTTTGTTTAAAAATGACATGACAACTTGATCCCCATTGCTGTTAAGCCCTGGGGATTTTTTTCAAAACGATATTAAAATGAAAGTACCGGTAATATTTAACATGGCCACCATGCCATCACGTGTCCGTCCATTAGAGGACACGGTCAAATCCATACTCCCACAATGTGATCGGTTAAATGTATACATGAATTTGTTTAAAATGCCTACGCCTGCTTTCTTGATACATCCAAAAATTACGGTTTACCGCTCCGAAATAGAAGCTGGTGATCTTGGAGATGTGGGTAAATTCTATACCTGCGAGGATTGGCATGGTTGTTATGTGTTTACTATCGACGATAAATATATCTATCCACCGGATTATGCCTCCAGGATGATCGAAACAATAGAGAAATATGGCCGTAAGGCTGTTGTTTCCTGCCATGGAAGGTTGATTAAACCGAACTGCACGAGTTATTATATGGACCCTGCCGAAATGTTTCTGCTTGGGGCCGCTGTTGAAACCGATACATTTGTACATGAATGTGGCACAGGTTGTATGGCCTTGCATACGGATACCGTTAAAGTCCCGCTGGAAATTTTCACGCATACTAACATTACCGACATATTGGTTAGCCGGTGGTTGCAGAAACAAAAAATCCCAATCCTGATAATGCAACACCGGTATGGTTGGGTCAGGTTCTCACCCAAGGCCGATCATGTTTACAGCATACATAATTTTTGCAACCGCGAAGATTCAATCCAAACGCAACTGGTCAATTCATTTAAATGGAAAATCAACACGTGTCCTGAAGCCCATGCAATTCAATAAATATTTTGATGCCATCTTCCTGGTCAATTTAGATCGTCGCCCTGAGCGCTTAAAATCATCATGTGATGAACTTTCAAAACATAACATTACTGATATCCTTCGTTATCCGGCCATTGATGGTAATGAAATAGAATATCACGGCAAATTAAATGCGGGTCAAATTGGTTGTACATTGTCACACCTGGGCATTGTTAAATATGCCAAAGAACAAAACCTCGAAAAGATATTCATCTTTGAAGATGATATATCCCTGGCCGATAATTTTAATGATGTTATGGCCTCCGCTTTATCTGAATTGCCTGATAATTGGGATATGTTCTATGCCGGTGGCAACCACTTAAAAAGCTTCAATCCGTTCTCCCATCACCTTGTTAAACTTAATGGCACGTTAACAACGCATGCTTATGGCATCCATTCCCGTTTTTACGATACAATAATCAATACCATCGAGGCCAGCTTCAATGAAGTTATTGATGTTTATTACTTTATTTTGCATGCAAACAGTTCATCTTACTGCACTAACCCTAAAATTGCATTTCAAACCCCGGGTTATTCCGATTTAGAAAACAGGGAGGTTAACTACACAGTGTTAAACAATGTCCTTTAAAATTGTAGCTACAATCCTGACTTTTATATAAAAAAATTATATGTCAGTCAATCAAATACAAACATGGCTACAAAACCCTGATAGGGATTATGCCACCGGTTTAAATCTTTACAACAGTTACAAAATCAATAACAAGTACGATGCGTTTTTTGCACAGGTAACAGCCCCTCACCCCAATAGTATGCATTTTAAAATATTACTGGATAAAATAAAGGATATAAACCGGAAATTATTGGCCAATCCGTCGCTGGTAAAACCTGAACCTATAACCGTTAAACCCATCAACACCGATGAGTTAAAAAAAAAATACAACCAGCGGTCAAAAGCAATCGAACCAAAAAGGCCAACCATCGTCGATAACCCTTTGGTGGATGTCAAAGAACTTCCTGCAAACCTGCAAAAACTGTATTTTGAGAATAAAGATTTGGTTGTTAAGCGTGCCGGGCAGCATGAAAAAATGCGTTTGCTCGATCCATCCCCTAAATTTAATGCTGAACGTAAGGTATTGGCTCAGGAAATTATTCAATTCGATAACACGATAGCAGCGAATTGGCTTGAAATTGATACCTGGTGGAAAGGCCATACAACCATCAAGGCTGAAAAAAATTCACAAAAGGACATCGTTATGGAAACGCTGGCAAAGAAGCGTAAGGTTGAGAACCTGAAAATATATATCGCCCGGGAAGAAAAAAAGATCGCAGCGGATCCGGAACAGGAACTCAAACTTCGCCCCCGTATTGATGGCTGGAAAAAAGAACTTAATGAACTTATTGCAGAATAATTGACGGCAAAAAGGAAGGCGCCAGCGGTCGATCGGACCCGGAGCCGGAACCAGGCAAAACACTTTTTGCCGTCATTTATGAACCTGGTCAGGATCTGCAGCTCGCTCCGGAACAACAAAATTGACGGCAACATAAAAGCATATAGCATTAAAAATTAAAAGGTTGGATAATCAAATCGATAACATCCTTCAGCAAATTGAATCGCTTGAAATCTCTGAACAAAGTTCAATTTATGAATACTTACGCCGGAAGGAAGCTGAAACATTAGGCATTAAGCTGGCTACTATGCCCGATATTGCCAATGCGGAGTATTCGGTGTTTGACGATCGCAAGGTCGATAAGGTTACCCCAAAGGTTTTAGATATTCGCAAACGCAGGTATATCCTATTTGTTCATTACTATTCAAACATAGATCGATCCGACGATGAGATGATCAATTTTATCCAGTTAAGTAACCCTATTTTATCATACGTCCAGGCTGTCCGCGATTTAAATAATGTTAAACTGGTTATAGGCAATATGCCACGCGCCCGCAAGGAACTGCACCGGTATGCGGTTATTGAAATGCAAAAGAAAGCCTATAAAAAAGCAATGGACGCAGGCAATATCGATGCCATGGTGGCCGCCGCAAATGGTTATGGACGTGCGGCAAACCTCGAAAAAGACGATGCCGATGGCATCAATTGGGATGAAATTAACCCGCCAAATTTTGAACCTACCCACGATATCCAGGCACTTGGTGAAGGATGGGTGCCTAAAGAAAATATCGAATCCGATATCGAACGCCTGAAGAAAAAATTCATGACCGATGATATTGAAGATGCCAAACTAGCATGAGCGATATAAAGCAGATATACTTCCACAAAAAACAACTGGAGGCAATGGCCATCGGTGCCAGGGATGAATATATAATCGCCCCACGTGGATGGGGAAAGTCTGAAGGCATCGATGCCCCTCGTTTAATTCGCGATGTATTTGCAATGCCACGAAGTACAGGAGCTCTCCTTTCCCCTACATACGGCAAACTTTTGCGCAATACCCTTCCTGCACTTTTCAATGCCCTTTCCCGTTTAGGGTACCAACGCAACAAACATTATTTCGTTGGCCGCAAAGCGCCGAAGGCATTAAACTTTAAAAACCCTTACATTGATCCCTTTGATTATTCTTATACAATACACTGGTTCACTGGTTCCATCCAAAACCTGATAAGTTTCGACCGGCCCATGAGCGCGAATTCCATGTCGCTCGATTATATCAAAGGGTTTGAAGCAAAGTTCCTGGACTATGATAAGGTTAAAAATGAGGTATTGCCAGCCAATCGTGGCAACCTGGACAAATTTGGCAACTGCCCCTGGCATCACGGTCAGAACTATTCTACCGATATGCCTACTAGCAAGGTAGGGTCATGGATTTTTGACAAGCAAAAAGAGATGGATACCGATCTAATCAAGGTAATTAAAGCCACCTATGCCGAAATAGTAAGGTTAAAAACGCATAATATCAATCCACAACGCCTTGCAAAACTACAAAAGGAACTCAATTTCCTTCGCTCTAAAGCCACATTCTATGCCGAATACAGCCCTTTTGATAACCTGGAACTACTTGGCGAGAAGTTTTACCGCGACATGAAGCGCGATTTACCACCCTTTATATTTCGCACTGCCATATTAAATAAACGCATCCGGAGAATTGAAAACGGTTTCTATGCAGCACTTAACGAACGGGTTCACTATTACGATTCCTTTGACAACCACTACCTGGAGGGACTGGACTATGATTTAGTCAAAGCCCAGGAAACTGATTGTCGCAAGGATGGCGATATGGATGCTAATAAACCACTTTACATAGCCCTTGATTACAATGCAAACATTAATTGGCTTGCTTGTGGCCAGCCCAATTACGATGCAAAGTTTATGCGTACCCTCAAAACGTTTTATGTAAAAGGTGATAAGCGCGTCTATGAACTACTCAAAGACTTCCACAGTTATTATCAAATCCGGAGCAACCGGGATATCATTTATTACTTTGATAACACCGCGCAAACTGGAGCCTATGCAATATCAACCGAAACCTTTTCCGAATTCGTTACTGAAAATTTAAGGAAACTAGGGTGGAACGTAATGCCAGTATATATGGGTCAAGCCATGCGCCACGATCAAAAGCACCGTTACATCAATGATGCGCTACGAGGGTTAAATCATTTATTACCATTATTTAACCGGGACAATAATGAAGAGCTGCTCACCTCCATGGAACAAACATCCGTTAAAATAGGCCCGGAAGGGTTTAAGAAAAACAAGGATGGGGAAAAGAAACCCGAAACCCCCGAAGATCAATTGCAGTATCGGACTGATGTAACCGACGCCTGGGACACGCTTTGGATTGGTTGTACCTTCTATCCATTTGAAACTGTAGTTGGCAGTATACCAACAAACAACTGGACTTCCCATTAACGTTTATTCAAATATCAAAAATCTTAATTCAAAGTTTTAAGTATTAATTTTTTATCGTTTTAAAACATCGATTTTTTTTGATTTTGGAAATATTGAG